ACAGTGTCAAGTACAGTGTCAAGTACAGTGTCAAGTACAGTGTCAAGTACAGTGTCAAGTACAGTGTCAAGTACAGTGTCAAGTACAGTGTCAAGTACAGTGTCAAGTACAGTGTCAAGTACAATGTCAAGTACAGTGTCAAGTACAGTGTCAAGTACAGTGTCAAGTACACCAACTTCTAGTATATTTATAAATGATGTATTGGATGGTCATAATAATGAGCGTATATTAACTGAGGGTTTAAAAAATTTAACTTGGAGTGATGATATGTATAGTTCGTCAAAGTTGTGGTCGGATAATTTAGCGAGTCGTGGTTGTGTATTAGAACATTTTTTAGACAATGCGAACAGGCAGAATTTATATGGTATATATGGTACAAAGAATGCAGATATATCGAGGGCGATAGAGATGTGGATAGATGAGAAAAGTATGCTTGATAAACCTGGGGTGACATTTGAGGAGATAGGACATTATTTGAATATAGTAGCGGAGGGTATAGAGGGTGTTGGTTGTGCAATTTCTAGCGGGGATAATTGTGCAGTAGTGACATGTAATTATAAATAGTTAATTATGTAAAAAAAAAAATATTTATAATTAATAAGATGCAAAATTACACATCAGATGTGGAAATGATCCCTGTAAGTCTTGAAACAAGGGTTGTACCATCACGTGCGGAGACGGGAGTATCGTCATTGGTTGCTAGTACTCCAGTGCAATTAGCTGATACGACGGAATTAAAGACATTTATATATGATTGGGCAAAAAAATATGAAGGAGGCAATGTGAAAAATGCTGTAATAAGATTTAAAAAAGTAATAAGCGCTATTGTAGAAAATTTGAGTACAGAGGAGATGATAATAATGAAGGAGTTTTCGTCATTTATAATAAAATATAATATAAAGACTGAAAATTTTTTTTATCTTTTTAATACGATATTAAAACCATTGGAAACATTATATGGGAATTCTCATTATTATTTACCTGACAGTGGCGAGCAGATAAAGGAACTTTGTATAATGTTTGGTGATATATTCACAAATCATAAAAAATATATAAATAACTTGTTTATTGTCGAAAAAATTATTCCTGTGACTTCTGTGAATGGCAAAGCATTTGTTATAAATACAAAGCAACCAAATATAAACAATGCATTAAGGAATAAATTATTGGTAGTAAAAGTTGCATTAAATAGCGAATCAGATTCTTTATCATATGAATATTATATAGGAAGATTTTTAAATATATTAAGAGTTGAGAATATAACAGATGTTTTTGCATTAATGTATGGACGTTTTAAATGTAATTATAATATAGTTAAACCTGGTGATGAATTATGTCAAACGATAAGCAATGTAGATAATAACAAGGTACATATAATAACAGAGTATGTAAGGAATGTATCTACAGAGAAAAATATAAGCTTATATAATTTTATAAATGAAAGATTCGGTACGAATATTGGTTTACAACCTGATGTCATATTTCAAAATTTATTAAGAACAAATATAATAATAAAAGGTATAATAGAAATACTATTAATGTCATTACAAGGAGCACAGGATAGGTTGAATTTTACACATTATGATTTACATTTAAATAATATATTAATAATAGAACACGCACAGAAAAAAAAATATTTTGTAGGATACAACAGTGTTGAAGTACACTATATGCCACATATAATAGATTATGGACGGTGTTATATAAATCCAAGTCAAGTATTAGACCAGTATAAAGAATTATATGATAGAACGGATATTATTTATATGGATGACAATAGAACCATATATACATCATTTGAGAAAATGCAGACAATATGGGCAAAAACATTTGTTTCAAAAGAATATTTAAGTGTAGAAAAAATGGTTGAAGAATATATGTCAAATAATATAAAAGATTATATAAATAAAAATTTTGGAGAGGAGATTAATACAAAACTAGAAGAAAAAAAAAGAGAGATTGAAAAAGATACAGAAGAAGCTATAAAGAAGGGGGATATTAATAAAAAAACAGGAGATTTTTATAAAAAGAAACAATATGAAAAATTTGAAAGCGACTTGTTTATGAAATATAAAAAGAACTCATATAAAAATTTTAGAAGAAACGTGTATGAAACATATGTAGGAAATGAAACTATGGATATAACAAGGGAGCAGAAGAACGCATATTTTCCAGAAGGAAGTTTAAAAAGACGCCCAGACAATATATACGTATTACCACATACAACACCAACAAAACCGCATAGTCAACACGATATGTTTAAAGTAGTTATGTCTATATGTAATCTAATGATATATAATCTAAAGATTGTACACGAAAAGAAAATGTTAACCGAAGATAAATGTCAAGTCTTAGCAGAAAAGTGGAATGAAATACGGGACTATTTAAAAGAAGAATTTCCTATATATGCAGAAAAAGGTTCTATGTTATTTAAAGAAATAAGAAATAACGTACCAAATCCTAAGACATTATTATACGAGTTGACAAAAATTTTTGATAAACGGAATATGGGGAGGGTTATGACGGGTGGAGGTGTAGGTGGCATTAAAAAAAATGAAATAGAATCGGAAAGTGAAAATAGTTTAAAAATGAATCAGCTCAAGGACGTAAAGGACATTCCGAAGATGTATTATTCAGTGGTGACGGATGATGAATATAATAAATATATAGAAAACGAGATTAAAAAAATGCTTGCAAAAAAAGACAGGTCTGAAATGACTGAATTCGAGCTTAAAGCGGAGGCGGGATTAAAGAAACTTTTTAAAGAAAAAAAGTAAGAAGTATAAGTAAGAAATATAAATAAGTAGTTTAGAGTAAATTAAATAAAAGATCATTATAATAAAATAGTGATCTTTTATAATTAAATACACAATTATATATTAAATTAATTTTTGAGCTGTTGGTGGAATTATTAAATTAGTAGTTGAATTAGCAACTGTAATTAGTTTTTTTTCAGTAGGAGGAACCATTATATTTTTAGGGATGGTCATATTATTTGAGAGATTTTGTAATTTGTCTTTTATTTGATGTATTTCATTAGAAAATAAATCTTGTATATTTACATCTTTATTTTTAAATTTTTCTATAGCTATTTGTAAAATAGTATATTTAATAACGTTGAGATCAGTAAAAATAGTTTCTTGTAAAATAAATCGTAAAAACAAATATAAAGTAATAAGAATAAAAATTGTAGTAAAAACAGTTTGATTAATGTGATGTAAATTATAAAAGGTCTTTTTAGAAAGTAAGAAAAGAACAATAGATGTTAATAGAAAAATATAAAGTAATTTATTATATATTTGTTTTTGTATAACAGATGTTTTTTCTTGTGATATTTTATCATTTGCAAATTGATTTAATTGTGATAAAATAAATGTTTCATCAAATAAATCATTAGATAGTTCATTAATGATATGAGTTTTATGATTAGAAATAGTAGTTTGTAATGTTATTGGGAGATAATAGATTAAAAATAAGGTAATAGTAATGAGAATAAGAGTGGGAGGTAATAAGAATGGGTGAATATTATAATGCATGAATTTGTTTCTTTAGAATATAGTAAATATATTTTTTTCTGAGTATTTAATAAGAATGGATTTAACAGAAGAATTAATAAAAATGCCAAGTTCTATTTGGATAAAGACGTTAGTTTATATGGTTATGTTATCTAGTGGATTAACGATAGGATATATATATTTATTAAAAATAGCAAATGATATATATAAAAAGAAAATAAAAGAAGTAATTTATGAAAATGCTGATAATATAATTAACAAATTGGATAAAAGGACTATAGATACATTTAAATCATTACCATTAGAAAAAATGAAAGAAAAATATAATAAAACAGATGAATTTGTAGATGAAAGAAATAACAAGTTGCAAATTATGATGAAAATGTGGTTAATAGGATTAGTAATAATTTTAATATTACTATGGAAAAAAGAAAATGTGTTAAATGTATTATTTGAAGTGAGTATTGTATACTTGATAATTGGATTAGTTATATACAAATATTTAAAAGATGATTTAATTGAATACAGCAATGTACTAATGGAAAGTGCGTTTAAAAATAATATCTAAACGCACTTTTGCGTCTTGGAAAAAAAAGAGTATGTTATAGAGTAAAATATTTATATAACTAAACTAAGAAAAACTAAACTAAGAAAACTAAACCAAGAAAAACTAAACCAAGAAAAACTAAACCAAGAAAAACTAAACCAAGAAAAACTATTATTTATCATTTTGATTATCAAGAAGTTTTAATAAATCATCTTGGTCAAATTCAAAAATCCAAGAGTTATTTTTTACAAATTCCTTTTCAAGATTGTCAAACATCTCGTTTTCCTTTTCAATATAATCAGGAATAAAAGACTCGGCATCTTTATTAAGAAATTTTACATTTAATGGGAAAATATCAAGATTATTATTGCTATTCATTTTTATATAATATTTAACAAAAATGAATTATTATTCAGTTTTTTTATTTTATGCTTTAAAATTCAATATCGTCTAATGTAATTTTATCAAACTCGTCTTCTAAATCGAGAGAATATACTCGATTTGTAATTTTAAGTCCCTTAGTTTTTTGTATTTTAGGTTCGATTTTTTCTTGTATTTTAGGTTCGATTTTTTTTTGTATGTCAAGTTCAATTTTTTCTTGTATTTTAGGTTCGATTTTTTTTTGTATGTCAAGTTCAATTTTTTCTTGTATGTCAAGTTCGATTTTTTCTTGTATGTCAAGTTCGATTTTTTCTTGTATTTTAGGTTCGATTTTTTTTTGTTTTTTAATTGCATTTTCTTTTTTTTGTTCATTTTTATTCATTTGTTGCTTTTTTAATTCAGTAATAATTTCATCCTTTTGATTACCAATATATTCAATAATAGACATAAGATTAGTAACATTTTCATTAATAGAAATGTCCCAATTTTTATGCACAAGTTTAATACCATTTTTATTCATTTTAATCTCAACCTTTTCATCAGTCATATTTTGTTTAGTCATATTTTCATCAGTCATATTTTCATCAGTCATATTTTGTTTAGTCATATTTTCATCAGTCATATTTTCATCAGTCATATTTTTAATAGAACGTTTAGTATATTTTCTTTTGTTAGTTGAAGATGGTTCACGATTGGCATTTTGAATATCATCAGTTATTTCATCAATTTCATTTTTTTTGGACTTTTTTAAAGTAGGTTTGTTTTCTTTGAATTCTTTAATAATAATTTTAATAAAAGTTTCTTCAATTGGAAGATTATTTTTATCATATAATTTGTAAAATTGAAATAATTCCTTTACATATGCATTAATTTTATTTCGAGAAGGTTCAATAAAATCAGGCAACATATTTTGTGACCAATTAACGACTTCGTCGTCCTTTTTAACTACATAATCATTTTCATTGGCCCAAATAAAAAATTTGTTCAAATCATTAGCAAATTTATCAGACAAATTAAGAATAGTAGACATTTAATAACAAATAAGACGATATTATTTTAATAATCATAAAAAATTCAATTTTTTAAGGATCAAACGTAACTTCAAGATCGTTTGCTGATTTACAAGATAATTGACTTTCTTGTCCAGCAAATCCATTAATTTGTAAACGACAATTTATTTCTTTGAGTAAATTACGTAATTTAATAGTACCAGATTTAAATCTATTAGAACCATCTGGCATTCTTGCAATATTATTTTTAATTGCTTCAAATAAACAATAAGAAAAAGCTCCTTGATATTGTTTATTCAAATATGCATCTGCTGATGTTTGAGAATCTAAACATCCTGAAAAAGAATAAACATTCCCCCTTATATCATTCGATTTTTCCATATTTAAAGAAAATTTATCATTCCATTGACTTGGAATATAAGGAATACCTTTATTAAATACCCCTGTTCTAAATTGAGAAAGCGACCTATAATTAAATTTAAGATCAATCATTGTACCAGAATGACAACAATCTGTAAATGACCAAAGCGTTACATTAACTGGTACTTTTAATGCCATATTTTGAAATAACCAATCATCAGTTATTACTCCCTTAGTTTCATAATCTAATGGAATTATCACTTCGTCACGTCCATCACTTTCATCACCTGATCTATCGGAAATATTAGAACCGTGACCAGAATAATAAAAGAAAAGAGAGTCTCCTGGCATAGTATTAGAAACAAGCCAATTAATATTAGTTTCTATATTATTTCTCGTGGGAACTAAGGACTGTTCTTCTGTTAACAATCGTATATTATTTCTGCTATAACCACAATTATTAATAAGAAAATCAGAAATGCGATTAACATCATTAATACATCCATTTAATGCAGATGCTTGTCCTTTGTAATTAATACCTATTAAAACTGCTTTTTTAACCATAAATATATAATATATTATTAAGAAAGAATAAAAAATTCAACAATTCATTTATAAATTTAAACTTAATCACGAGATCCAGTTTCTGATTTCATATAAGAAGGTGTCTTTGAAGAATACTCAATTTCAGATTCTTCATATGTAGGAAGTGTAGACTCATCTCCAAAACCCCCTTGCTTTTTTTGCACATATGTCATATAAACATATCCTGCAGCTGCTAAAAGTATTATGCCAAATAATTTATTATTTTCATATACATACTTAAGAGTTTCATTTTTAGTATCATATGAAATAAAAGAATCTGGCGAAAAAAGTAAAACAGTACCAATAGCACCTAGAGCAATAGAAAGATACGTGTACATAAATATAATTTATATAAACATACAAGAAAAAAAATATTAAATTTGTACAATCGTATATTATCTCGTTTTTTCTTTATATTGTTGTTTTTCTTCCTGTGATGCATGTGCCCAATGCCAAGCTACAGTATGTTTTAAATCACGTATTTCCGTTTCTAATGTTTGAATATTTTTATCAAAAGTTGAAATAATAGATTCTGATTTATCAACAACAATATCAGATATATCTATACTCAACTCCTTTGCTATACGTATAAGAATAACAATGTCTTTTTTTTTATGAGCTACATTAATTTTCTTGAAATAATCACCCTTACCCTTTGTTTTATCAGGATGCGTTTTTAATGAAAGTCTCTTGTATATCTTTTTCAAAATTACATCATCTACATCATTTATATCATTTGCATCATTTATAAAAATATCTTCGTCTAAATTAGATTCATTTATATTATTTTCACTATCTATATTAAATTTAGGATTATTAATCTTTTCATTTTCTTTTTTTTCAGCAAGTTTTTTTTGCTCTTCTTCATTATAATACTCTTTCAAAAATTGCTGATTATACTCCTCAAAAAGAATTTTAGTTTCTTCTAACAATGTCTCTAAATACTCATACTGTTTTAAATATCTTTTTAATTTAATATTAAACAAGTCAATATTAGACATTATTATAATAATATATCAATTTAATTTTGAAAAATAACTTAATAAAAAAATGATAAAAAATATCACTCTATAAATTAGTAAATGGAAAATATAGAAGCTAAAGAAAAAGCAGCGTATTTTATTGGTTCAATCGCTGGTATAATTATTGTTATATGCTTAATACCACAATTAGTTAGTATTATTAAAAAAAAAAGTGCAAAAGATATATCAGTTGAATCTTATCTTTTATTATTATGTGGCCAAACATTATGGGGCATCTACGGAGGATTAAAAAATGATATTCAATTAATCGTATCAAATGTCGTTAGCTGCGTTATTACAATAAATATAATCATTTTAGCATGTTATTATAAAAATAAAAAAGATGAAGAACAATTAATACAATAATAAAAAAAAAATTTATTATATATAATTATATATAATATATATGAAATCTTCAAGTCAATATAAAGTCGCTGTATATACAATAATTGCCTTATTAAGTTTATCAAAATCAAAAAAATTATCAAAATATATTCCTAAACAAATTAAAGATTTTGCCGAAGAATATTACTATGAAATATTAGTTGTATGTTATGGATTTTTTGTATACTATTATTCAAATGTAGAATACCAATAATAAAAATCACTATTATTAATATATTATATAAATTTTAATGAGTATTATGTACTAAATGAATAAATATATTCTAAAATACAATCTATATTATTAATATCGGATGTTATTTCAAGATATTGTAAATTTAATTCATCTAATAAATTTTTCAAGTTTTTTTCGATTTCCATAGATTGTTGTTCATCGTGAATACGACCCGTTTTTTCATAAGGAATAGTCTTATTTCTTTTAAGAAATATATACACATTATTGAATTCAGTCATTTTTGATAAAATCATCTTTTCAGTTTTTTTAACATCACATACATTATCTTTATGATATCTATTATAATGCATACCAAGTATTAAAGGAGAATCGGTTATTAAATAATTAACTTTACCATAAACAGCCCTTAACATTTCATATTGTTTTTTACTAACATACCATTGATTTGATAAATCTTCATAATTTTCAGCCCAAACTAATTGCTTTGCATATTCTTGTACAAGCTCACTTGATTTATGACTTGTTTTTAATTTAACAAATGTTAAAGCACTAATTGTTGATTTACCACACGAAGGTGCTCCAACAAAGTTAATTAATAATGGGTTTGTCAATTTCATACTATACAACAAATTACAAATCAATTTCAATTTATTTTAAAAACTCTATCTAATCCTAAATCATTTTGATATACTACTAGATTTACTAAAAATGCTACAAATAAATCTATTGTATAATATATCATTATTCCGAATATTATATATTGCTTCTAACATTCCTATTTTACCATCTGAAGTACTAGATTAACTATAGCAAAATGGCCACTAAAAATCTTATCATAACAATGACCTCTTATTTATTTTAATACTTTGACAAATTCAACTTAATGTAAAAAGATATAATACTTTGTTAAATTCGCCCAACATTTCATCTCTAATATTTAACAAATCAGTATCAGTAGATTTTAAATGTTTTGGAATTTCTTTTTTCAAAAAGTAAGTATATTCTTGCATATACTCATGCGCCTTTTCATCCGTCATCTCTTTTACTGTTATATTTATTGAACCATCATCTAAAACAGGTCTACCATATCTACCCATATATACTTCTACAAATTTATCAATTAAATCTGATAATGTATCATATAAATTTCCTACCGCGACATGTCTTGCATAACTACCTGTTTGCCAATGATATAAACGCAAATTCATAAGCATATGAAAAAAAACTTTTACTACATCTACAGTACCCATTTTTATATATATAACTATTATTTTTTTTTACAATATTTAACGCATATTTTATACACTATATATAAAATACACGAAATACACACTTTGATTTAAAGCCCTGTAAAAATACATGTTTTATAATTTACCAATATTTTTTTATTTGTAAATTATAATGAATTCAATGCTAACTAATAAGTTACAATTAAGCAAATATAATAATTATTCCGATTTTATTAATACAAATAGATATAATCTTAATATACCTATACAAACACCCTATCATAAATCAATAGTTCTTATACCTTGTGATCAAACAGCTTCAAGCTTTCCACTAAAAATCATGGAAAATATTCTTCAAACAACAGTTTATCCATATTATTCTAATACACATTCAAATAATTTTACTGGACGACTCATGTCACAATTTATAAATGATTCTAAACAAATTATATTCAAATGTCTTAATACAAAAAATCAAGATAAACTCGTTTTTACAGGATCTGGTGGCAGCGGCGCCATCAATCATCTTGTACATCTTCTTAAACCCTCTTTAGAAAATAGTATCGTATTTTTATCCATCTTTGAACATTATAGCAATTACCTACCTTGGCATCATTACGCAAAAGAAGTCGTAATCATTAAAAATAATGACAATGGACTCATCGATCTAGACGATTTTCATAAACAACTTAAAGACGCTTATATTCTTAATAAAAATATCTATGTTTCTATCTCTGCTTGTAGTAATGTTACCGGTACACTTCAAAACATCGATGAATTAGCACGTATATGCCATTCATATAAAGGTAAATTTTTTGTCGATTTTGCCGCTAACGCACCCTATGTACCCATTAATATGCATAAAAATGATGATAATGGCGAATATTATGATGCTATTTTTATTAGTTGTCATAAATTACCAGGTGCTACATCCACTCCAGGATTACTTGTATTTAATGAAAATATAGTATCAAACCCTATTACATATACCCCTAGTGGAGGAACAATTCGTTATCTTTCAAAACACTCTCAACCTATCTACTCTAATAATTTAGAAGTCTCTCAAAATGGAGGAACACCCGATATTATTGGAATTATTAAAATCGGATTAGCTTTTTACATCAAAAATCACTTTTTACATCAAATTTACCATCACGAACTAAAACTAACAAGATATTTTCAAAATAAACTAGTAAAATTACAAAAAAAATATAACCATTTGCAATTATTAAATCCTATTGATAATTTATTTCGATTACCCATTTTCGCCATACAAATCAAACCTTTACATTATAATTTTGTTGTTGCACTTTTATGTGATCTTTTCGGTATTACTACACGTGGAGGTATAAGTTGTAGCAGTATATTTGCAGAACATCTTTTAAAATTAGATTACACTGATAATTTACTCTTACAAAAAACAATTACTTCAAATAAAGGCACCCCCCCACAATATGGATGGATACGTATCACATTACATAGCATTCATTCTAAAAAAGATATTAATTATATTGTTGATGCAATAGAATTTATATGTAAAAATGGTGAACGATATCTAAATGATTATACCTATCTACCAGATAAAAATATCTATATTTCTAATATTTATAAAGATACTAAATCAAATGAACTCTATTCTCGAATTTTATAATTATTTACGAATACGATAAATAATATCTTGATATATCTCTTCTTTTTTATTTTTTATAAATATAAAATCATATGGTGATATACAATTAATATCTGTATTTTTATTTATTAAATCTAAATCTTTAAGAATCATACCTACAAATTGAGAACAATATATATAATTTGTATCAGGTGAAGGTTGAGAAAAACAAGTCTTACAAAATTTACGCGGAAGACACTGATTTATATAATATTTCTTGTAATTTTCAAAAAATGGTAACTTTAAATATCTACTTATATTATCCTTAATAATTTTATTATGAACACGACTTTTAAATTTAGTTTTAAGAGGTAATAAAAAATTATGACCATTATACATATTTACACGATCTTTAAAATCATATAAATGTACACCTCCATTCGGATTACCCATGTGTCTCGTATCCCCTTTAAGATGCGTTTCTAGTATGTATTTTTTATCATCTATTTCTACTACAATTCCAACATGAGTAAAAAAACTAATAAAATTATGAACAAGATCAACCTTATTCCACCTAAAAAGTAAAATATCACCCGTTTTTGCTAATGTATATATATCATCTGTATTAGTATCTTTAAAATTTAATCTCGGTTGGAAAAAAATATATAAAAACAACAATATTAAAAAAATCCAATACCCAGACCAAACTTTCATACATTAAGTAAAGAAAAAGAAAAAAATGAAAAAAAACCATTATTTTAAACACTTTAAATGGATAATTATTTAGAATATTTACTCGAAAAATTTTTAATTTTTGATAAATCCGCAGAATTACATGAAGCTAATAGTATAGATGATATACATAAAATCAAAAAACTTGTTAACACATCTTTTAAAAAACTATCAGACGAAAGTTTTATAAAAACAACATCCAACATATTAGAAAATTTTAATTGCTATGATATATTAGATTTTTCATTTGATAATAAAAAAAATACATCTTGTGCAAATAATATATATATATTATACAAAAATTACAAAATAAATGTAACCAAAGTTGATAATACAACTACTAATTCAAGTTTATTAGAAATTGATAATAATTTAGATACATCAAATGTAAAATATTTAAGTAGTATAGATTATTGTATAAATATACAAGAAAAACCATTAGAAATCCAAAGTAATACAAAAAAATGGAATCTTGAATACAAAATAAAAATGAAATATGCCAAGTCTTATTATATATTTAGTCTATATAATTGGAAAGATGATGAAAAATGGCATGTAGCATCCAATACAAATGATAAAAAAACAGTAAATATGTTTTTAAAAGAATTAGAAAAACATAAAATAGAATCGTGTTGTTAAAATATTATTTTTTATTATATATATAATAAACAATAAGATATGCATAAAATAACAATGATTATACCCAAATCCAAAAGTAAAAATGATTTAGAATATGAATTAAAAGAAGATATGAAATTAAATTTTGAGGAAATCAATTACATATATAAAGATGAATTATACACTTATAGTTATATAAAATTTAAAACAAGAAAACATTTAGAAAATTTTTGTACAATATATCCTTTTGAATTAGGAAACGGTAATTTAATCAATGCATTTTATGTAAATCCTAAAGACATCTACTTGAAATAATTTAAATATAAATTATTTTAAATATTTTTTAAGCAACATCCTCCGCACTCATTGGTGTAATTCGATGTAAACGTTTATAATAATAATGTTGACCAATAACAAAGAAATCAAGAAATATAGTAAAAATAGTAGAAATAAGCCAAGGTAAATTATCTAAAATATAATCAGGATACAAGAAAATAAGAATTAGGTAAAAAATATTTGCAATAATAGTAAATACATACATCAGAATTGAAAGATTTTCTGTTGATTTATTTTTTATATTAAGAAATACTTGTGGAAATCGCCCTAAAATATACATACACATAGTAAACCAACTAATAATACCTCCAGCCATTTCCGTAGAATAATTCCATGCATACAATGTAGAAAACGTAGGAAATAATATATTGATAACAACAATAATACAAACAATAATAACATCATACTTATTCCTAACACTTTTATAATGAAGAACATACATCGTCATAAAAACACCGATAATCATATGATACCATCCAATAATAACAAGAGACATTGGCAATTGAAGTAATATAGTAGCAATAAGACTAAGTACATCAGCTTGGTTCCATATAATTATCATATAAATCGATATCCCATTTGAAGATTTAGTTTTAAAAATTTTATAAAACTGTGGAAAATAAACAATACTATAAAAAAATATAGATAAAATGCTAATAATATTAGAAATAATATCAATATTAATATCCATTAATTAAAATTAAAAAAATATATATAATTCATTTTTTAGTAGATAAGAAATGAATTTAAAAAGAAATCATAAAAAAATATGTCAAAAATAAATTTCACAATAGAAACATTAATCAAAGTCGCACAACAATCTGATATATCATACAAACATTCAGCTGGATTGATATACGATGACAAAATACATTCAATTAGCGTAAATAAATTCGTACCATTTAAAAAATATAAAGGTATACAATTATATAGAACAATTCATGCAGAATTAAGTATATTTGAAAAAATACCAAAAAGAGTTGTCAAAGGTATGGATATTATTGTAATCAGAATTAACAAAAAATTACAACTCAGAAATTCACGCCCTTGCAAAGACTGTATAGATGAACTAAAACAAATAGGAATAAGAAAAGTTTATTATTCAAATGATAATGGTGATATTGTATATGAATTCGTAGAAAATATGATAAAAACACATACTAGTGCAGGTATGAAATTTTGTAAAGAATTAATTAGGTAAAATAGATACAAGATCTTTTGGAAGTTTTTTAATATTCAACTTTTTATCAAGGTTATATGTTTCAATTCTTTTACCTGATGCAAATTTTTTATTATTATAACAATAATTAGGATAATCATTACAATCATTTTTAGAAACAATCTTTGATCCGTATAAAATATTAATTATATCTCCAAGTGTTGTATCTTCTTCATTAGAATTAATAAGAATATCCAAAATACCAATAAATTGGGTCTTGAAGTATTTAGGAATCTTTTTAGACACTTTTAAAAGCGGATCAATCGTTATTTTTTTTAATTTGTAAATATCCCACGTTAATCTACTTTGTGTAGTCAATTTTGTACCCATACTATCAAGAAGTGAATAGTGTTTGATATTTTTACGTATATACCATTCTGGATACATTACATCTGGTATCCATCCAAAACCAAAATCAGATATAAGAAATACAAATCCTAAATTAGGAACATAATATTTCACTCCATCTATTATATACGTCCAATAACCACCTGGTTTCACTTTATAAACTAACAAATTTCTTCCATGAAAATCATTATGAAAAAGATTATAATGTTTATGCATAGCATATAACGCAGCTAAAATTTGAAAAATTGCATTATACCATAATTCCTCTTTATGATTTTTACTAGCCCAATCTTCAAATGTCCCTAAATTAATAAATTCATTATATTGTATTGTACAATGTTTTCTACTCGAAATACTAGGATCTTTATTACATGTATCTATTATTTCATTATGATAATTTAATGCAAAATTAGGACATATACGTTGAAGTACTAATTGATTAACTAATATAAGACAAGTTATTTCTATATATGGCGGTTGTTTAAGAGCATCTTTCGAAAACATTTTATCTTTAAAAAGATATTCGGATTTTGAAATATTAGAACGTTTTAGTACAATAGGTTTAGCATTTTTTGTTTTAGGAGTTGCTTTATAAACTATTCCTTGTATACCCTCACCCAATTTTTTACCAAACCGAAATGAATGTCTAATAGAATTTTTATCCTTATTTTTTTTTTGTTCATCTTTAATAAATTTAGTTAACGTATTGAAAGTTTTTTTGCGTTCAATAGAATTAAACTCCATCACTTATATATATACTAGATATTATTATATTATAATTTTTTTATAAAATTTTATAATATAAAGTTTTTATTACAGTTTATTAATAATTTTTTTAAAAGGATTTTTACTTTTTGTACTCGATAAACTTAACGTGTCACTATTATCCGAATTTTCATTATCCGATTTCTTAAATTTATTAAATAGTTTTTTCAATGGATTTTTTCTTTTAATACTATTATCACTTAAAGTACTTATATTATCATTGTCCAAGATTATATTATCATTGTCCAAGATTATATTATCATTGTCCAAGATTATATTATCATTGTCCAAGATTATATTATTTATATTTGGAGATGATTGTTGCAATTGAGAGAATGAATTATAATCCATAACTCTTGGTATAACTTGTAGTTGCTCATCTTCATTTTTACTAAATAGACCTGGAGCTGGAGGAGCTGGAGGACCTGGAGGACCTGGAGGACCTTGTTCACCTGGAGGACCTTGTTCACCTGGGGGACCTTGTTCACCTGGAGGACCTTGTTCACCTGGCAATCCTTGTTCACCTGGCAATCCTTGTTCACCTGGCAATCCTTGTTCACCTGGCAATCCTTGTTCACCTGGCAATCCTTGTTCACCTGGCAATCCTTGTTCACCTGGC